TGAAGTAGATGCCAGCATTCTGAAAATGACGGAGGCTAGGCAGGTCCATATCGTGCGCGAAGCTGATCTAAGGTTAGCTCTGAGCCGTCATCACGGACTAGCTTAGCGATGGCATCAGTTGGGCCATGCTTGTCTGCAAGCCTTCTAAAGTATTTCGCTTTCTTCGCACCTAGCGCTTTCGCCTGCCGGGCTAAGAGATCTGCGTCGGATTCGCCCTTTTGCTTATTTGCCAGCCACTGCCCATAGGTTTGATCCGCTGGCACCTGACCACTTGCCGATGCACGCTTTGCCGGCGGCGGCGGGATGAAATCTAGTTCGTCATAGTCGATCACTGGCACCGTTGTGCTGCGGCAGTTGAAGTGCTGCGGCGGAGTCGGGCCTTTGCCGTATTCAAACTCGCGGCCATCCAATGCACGGCAAATGCTGCTGGTGCGGGTATCCAGTGTTGCCACATAGCGATACTTCTTAGTGATGTCTTGATTGGCTTCATATACCTGCTGACTAGCTGCATTGGCTACTTGGTTGATACTGGTGCGCACAAGGCTAACGATCTGATTGTCGGCAACCGCTGTTGCCTGGCCGCCTGCTGCAACTAGCTGCTTCACAGTCTTGGCTTCTTCGCCAAATTCAAGGTTTCCGATCAGCCGCTTGGCAATGGCTGGCGTCGGCTCACCAGTCAGCAGACCTTGCCGCACGACTTGTGAAAACCGCTCAGCCTGATCAACGGCAATGCCGCGGAATGCTTTGGTGACCACTTCGCCATTGGGTAGTGTGATCGTGGCGCCTTGCGCTGCGGTGAGGCTGAACGTCGCCGGTGCACCTTGCACAGCAGCAAAAAGGTCATCACTGAGCGCTACCACATTGATCTGCGTCGGGTCAGTGGTTACCACTGACTGCGCAAACTGCGGGCTGATTTCAACGGTGCGCACCGCATCACGCGCACCTGCCGGCAATGCACGCCGCAGTTGATCCGCCACAAACTCTGACTGCAGCTCTGCAATGCCTTGCAGCTCTAATGCAGTCAGCTCAGTTGCGTCACCTGCCCATGTTGCCAGGCTGTCTTTTAACTGAGCAAGAATTGCCCGCAGCCGTGCTGCCTTGACTGGCGCCGACAGCTCATCAATGGTGCGCAGTTGATTGACCGCATCAATGATGATGTCGTTGTAGGCATTGATGACGCGCCGCGCAACGCTATTGCTGTAGCGGTTGAGGTCTATTGCATTGCGATATAGCGCTTCTGGTGTGCTCATCGTTCAATGCCAAGATCTTCCGGTTGATAGCCGCTGCGGATGCTGACATTAGCGCCGCGGTTCAATGCAGTAGTAACCAATGCAGCGAATGCGTCATAACCGTTTTGCCCGTCTTCGTACAGGATCGTTTCGTCAATTTCATCTGGCCTGCCTTCCTTGTACCAGCTGATCCGCACGATGGCTAAGACCTGTTCCGGCAAGGCGCTGACGTGATAATCAAGCTCTTGCCTCCTCGGTTTCCTCGGTTCCATCCAGATCATCAGGTCCACTAAGCGGTCGGTTACCCAGTCCAGCAGGTTGTAGATCAAGCCCCGCATTGGCCGTAGCTTCAAGCTCCTCATCCACGTTAAAGTCGTCACCTAGTACATCGCCTTCGGCAAGCTCGCGCAGTAAGGTTTCCTGCGTGATGGTGCCTGCGGTGTAAAGCTGCAGCAGCGCTTGGATTTCCTGCGGTTCAAGGCGTGTGCCCAGGAAATCACGGTTGACGTAGCTGCTACCAGGGGATGTGTTGTTGCCGATGTACTGCGCATGAAATTGCAGGCAGTTGTCGATCATGTCCTGCACGTTCTGCGCAATCACCATCATGGTGCTGTCGCCTTGACTGCGATCAATGCGCTTTGCCTCAGCAGTTTCAGCAGATAGCTTCTGGCCCAGTACTGCCGACAGACCTAGCTCATTGATCTGCAGTGCAAGCTGCTCAAGCCTGCGAAACTGATAATCAAAGCTGCGGCCGGCAGGTTCAATGTATTCAGCGCGGCCATCAGCAGGAAATGCGATCGCCTCGCCAGGTCCAGCGCTGACTTCCTCTGCTGCAGATGGGAAGCCATAAAACGCCAGCATCGGCACGGCGCTGATGTGGAGCTGGTTATCGAGGTCGCTCTGGATCTGATATGCCTTGAGGTTCAGCTCGGCGATGTCTTCCAACGGCGGCCGTGACTCCATGAAGCCATGCCGCTGCGCATAGGCAACTGAGAAGGGGATCTCGGAAAGGCTTGTGCGGCCTTCGTCGACAACCTTAAAGTCGCCGTTGTCTTGCTTTTGGTGTAGTTGAAACTCACCTGGCGTCAGCACCCGGATTTGCTCGACTGCCTTCTCGCCAAACTCACCATCAGGCACGGTGACCGTCTCGGCTAGCCGCAACTGCGTTAACACCTGCCGGCCTTCCTGCTGCTCAGCGCGCCAGCCAAGGATTTGCCGTGGTGTGTAGGTCACCCAGTAGGGTCGACCCCCATTAGCAGGTGCATCCACCAGTACACCAATGTGGCCATAACGGACCATCTTGCGTGTGGTTTCGTAGGTCCAGACATTTAAATCATCGCCTTGCAGGTCAACATCAAACAACTGCTCACGGATCACATCTGCTGTGTCGTCAAGCCGCACTGGCTTGCGCGTTAACATGCCAGCCAGCATCCGCTCTAGACGCTGATAGAACGGCGGGCATACGCTGCGTGCAAGACGGTTGTCGTAGGACTCATCTAGCTCACGTGGCTCTTGCGGTAGATACCGGCGATGTTTGCGGCGCATCCCATAGGTGCCTTGCAGTAGATCCTCGATCAGAACCCAATGCGGCTCCATCGCGTACCACGATGAGTTGGCATCCTGTACGCGAGTAACGCGGCGCTGCGCAATCGGCCGGTCGTAGTTGTTAAAGCCGGTGTACATTACAGCGCCGCAGTCATGAATGCAGTTTAAGCAGCAGTCAGCGTGATGCTATTGCGGCCAATCTTGATGTCAAACTCAGCGCCGGGCTCGTAACCCATCTCGCGCAGGTAGCCGTCACCAATCTGCAGCTTGCCGTTGAATTGCACCTTGGCTTTGTAGGTCAGGCCGCGGCCACGCTTTGCTGTCTTGCTGCCTAGGTCAACGCCTTTGGCTTCCAGCAGCGCTTCATAGAACTGCGTGAATGCCACGCGATCCTTGATCACGTAGCCGCAAGCGCGCACCAGTTCGGACTTGGGAGCATTGCCCAGTTCTTTGACCTTGGCGAGTAGTTCGGCACCCTTGAGCATGGGTAGAGTTAATGATTGGCGGAATCAATATAGCCTGATGCCTGTAGATCGCCCAGCACCTGCGTGCAATGGGTTGAATTCACGCCAGACCAGGTAGCCCAGCGCGTCATTCATGTGATCATGGCCGGCATCCTTGTCGGGGTCGCCCTTGTCGGTGTAGCACTGCAGCTCTAAGCATTCGATCAGTCGCTTGCAGCGCTGGTGGATGGTGAGCCTGACCTGGCCCTTGCCGTTTTCCAGCAAAGCCTGAACAGCAGCCACGCGATCACGGACGGGAGGATTTGCCCGTGGTGACTGGTTTGACATGCCGTAGGACTCCAGGATCTGGATATCGGTCTGGCTTGCGTTGGTGCTGCGGTTGCCGCCGCTGGCATCTGGGTAGATGTAGATACGCCGCTGCGGGTAACGCGCTTGGATCTCTTGCGCCAATGCGTCGGTGTCATGGGCGCCGCTGATCTCATCAATCAGTAGCAGGCTGCTGCCGGTGCGAATGCCGATCACGGCAGACATGTTGCCAACGTTGAAATCAACGCCAATGCGCAGCGGCTCGCGGTCTAGGTCTGGCAGCTCAGCCACCACGTGCTTGTCGCGGCTGAAGCGGTCGTAGATGGTGCCCGTGGTGAGGTTAACGAACTCTCCATCCAAGTAGGCCCGCAGCAGGTTTGGGTCGTAGTTGGCTTCCAGTCGCTCAATAAAGTCCGGCGGCAGATGCGGGTTATCTGCTGACCGCATCTTGATGAGCTTGCGATCCGCACGCCCTTTGGCATCCTCACTGCCGAAGGTGTTCCACATCCAGCGGAAGCCTTCTGGTGTGGATGCAGCACCAAACTGCCGCACATTGCCGGAGCGCAAGCGGCCAAGGATCTTGGGAAATGCCTTGTTAGCGATGGATGGTGTCACTGTGTCGATTTCATCGGCGAGCACCCAGGCAAGGTTCAAGCCGATAATGCGCGACCAGTTCTCAAAACTGCGGCACAGGATCTTCGTGTCACCTCCCGGCAGGTGCAGCATGTATTCAGGCAGTGGTGATGCCCTGAAGGTGTAGGGGATCTCGTACGACTCCAAGAACTGCTCAAAGTCGTTCTGCCAGATGTCGCGGATCAGCGGGCCGGTCGGCTCCATAACGGCACCGATGAAGCCCTGATTGGCCGCGGCCAGCATCACTGCCTTAGCGCACAGCGCACGTGTCTTGCCGGCGCCATAACCGGCTGAGATGCCAAGGATCTGCGTGTCACTGTCATCCACAAACGCAAGCTGGCCAGGGTGCAGGTCAGCGCGGATGCGTTGCAGCAGATCGCCCGTGTCTTCTTGCGTTGCGACATCCATAAACCCAAGCAAGCTGCCGGGTTGGCAGATGCCGGCAAGCAGGCTCACGCGGGCTCGCTGATGACAGTCTTCACGGTGCCATCAGGCTTGACTGCAATCACCTTGTAAATGCGGGGCTCATTGCCCTTGGGCTTCAGGAGGCGACCTACGGCGGTGATTTCAGGCTTCTGCATCGTCTTCTTTATCATTAAGGAGCATGTCAACAGCTAAGCGCTGTTGGGTGAATTGAAGCGCACCAAGTAACTCGATGACCGTCAGGTCGCTGTGCTCTTCGATGAGATCGTCTAGGCCAAGCAAGAATGCTTCCATAGCTGGGGCTGGAGACGGCGTGAGTCTACCCCATTCGGCGTGCTCTTTCTGCTGTTTTGATGTTTGCTTCAAGTGCTTTCAATTTCTTATCTGCCCTTGTTTTGGCTGCTTTTTCGCTGCGTGTTGGCACAGTGCTTCGCTTTGTGTTCATGCTTTGAAACACTTGAGCCGCGGTAAATTCTCCGCCTCGACTTTTACGCACAATCGAAGAATACCTATCAGAAGCGGCTTGCAAAGCATCTGCCTTGGCAAAAGCTTTGCGATTGCTTGGGTTGGCGCGATCCAAGCCGCGCACGGCACTGCCTGCAAAGTTTGCTCGGACTTCCGCCACTTCGGCGCGGCGCGAGAAGGCGCTTGCGCTTAAATCAACTTTACGCGTTGCAGGCTTTGCGGCAGGTTTGGGTGCTGCAGGGGTTGCTGTTGCCGCTGCGCCCATGGTTTGCCGCAGATTGCTGACACGTGCATCTGCGCGGAGAGATGAACGTAGTGCTTGAGCTGACTGCTTGCCCGCTGCGTCTTCTTTGGCAAATGCGGCCGATTTGCCTTTAGATGAAACGCGACTTGAAATTCTCCTTCGATCAGCGAATGTGGCCGCTGCTGTATCGGCTTTTTCCCGTCTTGCTTTTGCAATACGAGTTGCCGTATCAGCTGCCCTTTGGAGACGTGCTTCTCTTGGAAGTTTCGCAGCAGGCTTGGGTGCCGTTGTGCCTGGCCTGCTTTGACGAGCAGAGATTCGGCGCTCTGCGCGTGCGACCCGTGCCGCAGGGCCTTCACCGGCCTTGGGATTCTTTTGCTGAACGTTCTTGCTGATGGCGTTCTGCACCCGTGCAGTGATTACATCCGTCTTGCGGATGGCGCCACTTGGGGTTGCACGTTTGGTGAGCTTGCTGGTCTGCGTTGCCCGCTTGTTACCACTGGCGGTTGCCAGCCTGCCACCACGAGCAGTTGCGCCAGTGCTGGAAAACCTGCCTCTGTTATCACGTGCGTAACGGCGCGCCATGGCTCTATCGACTCATGCGCCAGTCTACGACATCTCAAACCGCAACAGCTTGGCTTGATCTTCTAGCGCTTTGATTGCAATGCTGAGGTTCCCCTTGGCGCGTGCTTCACGTTCGTAATCTTGCAAGCGAGCGACAGCAGCAGCAAGCCACTGCGGCCGCTCTAGCTCTGCATCCAACTGCATTAGTTGGCGGGCACGGGACATATAAAGCTCAGCCTGCCGCTCGGACACTTGCCACGTCTCCGCGGCATAGCGAAGAATTTGCGTCCGACTGTGAGCACGCAACAGGAGATCGTAAACGGTGTTGACCCGTTCGTCGATCTCCGTGTTGGTGCTCTTCTTTGCCACGTATTAGTTGCGGATTTGCACAGGCATTACCAGATAAGTTACACCGTCCACGCCACTAGGTGTCAACACGACGGGTGTGGTTGCCGTATTGGCGTGCAGCGTGATGGATTCTGCAGGCTTGAACGCCTTGATGCCATCCAGCAGGTAGTGGACGTTGAACGCCCATGCGCCATTAGCGGTGCCTTCCACCTTGAGCAGCTCTTTGCCGTTGTTGGCATCGGCTTCAGCAGTGATCTCAAGTCCACCGTTACCGGCTACGAGCTTGACGATGGAGTTGTGCGCATCCGCAATGATGGCGACACGCTCCAAGGCACGGGTCAAGCGGCGACGGTCGGCGGTGATGGTGCTTTTGAACTCAGCGGGTACCAGTTTGGCCACGTCTGGGTAGGTGCCATCCATGATGCGGCTGTAGATGGTGATGCCATCGCCTGCGTCGATCACGGCTTGCCCTTTGGCAACGGCGATGGTCACCACGCGATCTTGCAGCAGGCGCATGGTGCTGGCTGGCAGCACGAGGTCTAGGCCATCTGGGAGGTCAATGGCATAACGCATCAAGCGATGCCCGTCGGTGGCCTCCATGTGACCATTGCCGAGGTGGATGCCTTGGAGCATCTGCTTGCTGGCGTCGGTGCTGGCAGCTGCCATGCAAGCGCGAATGCCGGCGGATAGGTGCAGCTCGCTCGTAGCAGCGTCCACAACCGGCAGCGCGGGGTAATCCGCCGCATCAGCCGCTGCAAGCCCGTAGGAGCCCGCAGAAGCGGTCAGAGCGCCATCTGCGAGGGTCAGAGCCTCATCGCCGTCAAAGCGGCTCACAAGGCCAGCCAGCAGCCGATACGGCAGCGCTACAGCGCCATCGGTGTCCACTGCGGCTGGAATGGTGACGGTGATGCCGAGGTCAAGGTTGAAGCCGGTGATGGTCATGGCACCACCAGCGGCTTGGATCAGGCAGCAGTCAAGGATCGGATGGCTGCTGCGATGGCCAACGGCAGGCGCAATGGTGCGCAGCGCGTGATCGAGATCGGCTTGGCAGGTGACGGCTTTCATTTGACGGTGGCGGCAGTGACGAGGCTGGTGATGATGCGTTCGTAATCAGCGGCGAAGCTATCCACAAGCTCCATGGGTAGCGGTACGCCGTCATCAATGGCGTTGTCGGCAATGGCTGCGGCGTACGCCACTGCCTGGGTCATGGTCTCATGCAGCCGATTGATCACCGGTTGCTGCTTGGCTGGAATGTGAATGAGCGATGACATATGCAACGAGAGTTTCAACGTGTCGGCGGTTCAGATCACCACGCATGAAGGCGCAGGCGTCCGCCACCAGCGCATGGTACGCCGCCGTGGTCAATCCTGCAACACCCCCACCACTCAAAGCACGCTGCCGGATCAGGTGCGCACGCGGGATGCCATGTGCTGCTGCTTCAGCGTTCAACCGCGCCAGGTCGTCAGCGGTGACATTGATCTTGATTTCGGGCATTTGGCTTTGGTGGCTGGCGGCGAATCGTAGCTGTGGCGCGGTTTCTGACGGTTCTGACGGTCTCTTACGGTAAGCGTAAGACTCCAAAACCCAGTTGCCGCAAGGGGTTTGCCCCCCTTCTTACGTTTCTAACGGTAAAAAAGGTATATACGTATAGAGAGAAGCCTCCTACCTGTGCAACCTTGCTCTCTGCCTCTCTTATAGGGGATATGTTTCCAGAAACCGTCAGAAACGTCAGAAACGTCAGAACCCGCGTCACCACTGGGCTGGCGGGTCTTACGCCTTCTTACGGTTAGGCGCTTTGGATCGGGATTTTGACCGCTCGACCGCTCAGGCCAGTGCCGCGGAAGTAGACGGTGCCGGCTTTGGCTGCGCCAGGCAATCGGGCCAGCACGGTGGACCAGCAGTTAGCCCATGCGGTGTCGCGGAGCATGGTGGCAATGGCTTCGGCGGTGTTCGAGATAAACACGTAGCCATCATCTGCCTTGATTCCGTTTCTACCTAAAACCGCTTGCGCAATGGTGGATGTGATATCTGCATCAGCGGCATGATGCGCCGCAATATCTACCAGCTCGCCAATAGTTCTAGTAACAACCTTGTCCGCTTCCACGCGGATTTGCTGCTGCAAGATACGCTGCAGGCATCGTTTTTCGTCAGGCACCTCTGTGGTTTGGGAGTAAGACTCCCATTCGTTTTGATCAATCAAGGCGAACGCTTGATCGCGTGTCGGCACCTCGCGCGACTGCAAAGACCATGCTCCAGCTAGTAAGGTGCCGTATTGATCACCAAGCCGCTGGCTATCAAAAGCCTCTGCAGCCGCACGGGTGAAAACCCTAACCGACTGGCGAATAACGGGAATTAGCGATATGGTTCGCGCCTGTAAACGCTGCCCAACTTGATCAGTCACGTAGCGGTCAAGATCACGGTCTAGCGCTTCCCAGTGATCCAACCTTGCTTGCTTGGCGAACTCATTTGGATTGCGCAAGGTGAGCTGCGCAAAGCGTGATTTATCGGCGCCTTGTTTCAGCGCAGTAGCAATGCTGCTCATCAGAAACATTGAGCGGATGGTGTAGCGCTGTGCATCGCCTTCGGCGCTGCCCTTAATGGTTTGCGCTCGTGACTCGCTGCTGGCCACACGCGCTAGTGACAGCACGGCCTGCATCCTCTGCTGATCTGGGCGCTCGTTGGACTCCGCCTCGTCAAACACCACCGGCAATGCATCGGCCCGTAGGGTCTGCCGTAGGCCAGCTTCGCTAGTGTTGCCGGCGACATGAAGGGCAAGGTCGCCGAGCAATGGGGCGATGTAGCGATCAAGGATGGCTGACTTGCCGGATCCGGCGCCTGCTGTGAGCCAGATATGCGGCCGCCAGTCAAGAGCACCGCAGATCGGCGCAAGCGCTGCCCATCCAGCAATAAGCAGCCCAGACGCTGGCACCTCCCACTTGAACCGCCCCGCCAGCTCCAGTAGCAGATATGCATCTTGATCGGCAAGCGGCACTGCCTTGCCGGGACCGCGCAAGCTGCCAAGTCGCTGGTACAGGTATCGACTGCCGGCAATGCCGGAGGATATGGATGCCTCTTGATCGGTCAATACAAGCCGGTCGCCTAGGTGCAATACGGATTGCTTCTGGTCCCACCATGCACCACGGCCGCGGATGCGATCTGGTGAGTAGATGCCAGCAGCAGCTTGGCGTTCAAACAGGCTGCTGGCCGCTGCGGTCCAGTTAGCGCCGGTCTTGGATGGGTAAAGCGACTCCCAATAAGCGAGCGGCGCAATAGCGCAGAGATTGGTACCGGTATGCGCTGAGCGCGACAGCCTGGTTACTTGGCCAGTGCTGTGCGGCTGGTAATAGAAGGCGTCATGATCAAAGCCAAGGCACGTGAAATAGTCATTGCCATCCGGCAGTGGATCTGGCTCAATGGCTGGCTCTGGATCGGGTTCTGGCACCAATTCCGGCAACTCAATCGGTGCGGAGCGGTTGTGCTTGAGATATGCAGCGGCCGCGGCCACGCTCCAGTCGGCATCGGCTAGATCCCATCCTTCTGGCACATCTGCTGGTGGATGCACGATGCGCACTTGATCAGCGCCAGCCTTCAAAAGCCGGATCGCCAGCTTTGCCATGGCTTCACGTCCGACATCATCAGCGTCAGGCCATAGGACACAACGCCTGCCCGCCAGCGGTGACCAGTCGGCTCTGTCGATAGCCTTGCAGCCACTTGGCCAGGTGACAACCACAGCGGATGGATAAAGAAGTGCTGCTGCATCAGCGGTTTTTTCGCCTTCAACCACCAGCACCGGTGCATTGGGTTTAAGCGCTAACTGGCGCTTGCCATACAGCGGACGTGGCGCCGGCGGCGCCTTCCATAACCATTTCTCGCCAGTCCACCACAAAGGCAGGATGTCTTTACCGCCATCTGGCTTGTCTTTGCGGACAACGTAAAACGTGCTGCTGTACTGCCAGAACTGCTTGCCGTGGGGCAATGGCGGATCTGGCATCGGCTTGGCAATGCCTAAATGCTGCTCGATGCGCTGGCAGGCTTCGATATAGCTCAATCGCTGATGACGCATGAACAGATCCATGCCGGTTCCGCCACCACCTGTTTGATCCTTGCCGCCGCATTTGTTGCAGTACCAAGAGCCGGAGCCGTCCTGATCATCAAAGCGATAGCGATCCTTGCCGCCACATAGCGGACAGGGCTGGTGCTTGTCGGATAACTGGTCTGGCGTCAAGCCGCAAAAATGCGCCAGCAGGTCGGGCCACCTGCCGTTGGCTGCTTCAATCGCATTCATTTGGACTCCTTGAGCGCTTGCTCCAGCAGCAAACGGATCGCGGTAGCGCGATTCATGCGGTCACCGCGCCAGAAATCCAAGCGCTGCAATAGCTCAGGCGTCAAGCGTATGTGTGTCGGCTGGCTTAGGCGCATGGGTTTCACGGAGTGCTTGCGCATCGTAGCAGTGGGTGCTACCGTGTCAAGGCGTTAGCCTAGGTTTGCTTGAAACTACCTTTCCGCGGCACTCAACAATTTGGCTTTGATGGACTTGATTGCCCAAACTGCGGCGGCAATTATTTGCATCATCAAGGAATCATGTATTACAACCGTCCCGATGACTGCAGTCATGGTGACTTTGTTCTATTGCACAAAACCAACGACGGTGGTCAAAATGGATTTCATTGTTCGCACAAGTCAAATCAATCAATGGCGCACTGCCCAAGCCCAAGACGCGATGGCATGGAGATATTTTTTACATGTGAACAATGTCCTGCAAAATTATCACTCGCAGTTTACCAGCATAAAGGTCAAACCTTTATTGAGTGGAACGAAATTACTTTGGAAGTAGAAGAGAAGCCACAACGCAAACCTATCAAACCCAGCCTTCGCTTTGAAATACTGAAGCGCGACGACTACCGCTGCCAAATGTGCGGCGTTACCGCCAAGGATGGCGCCACGCTTGAGATAGATCACATTCACCCTGTATCGAGAGGCGGCACCAACGAGCCTGACAACTTGCAGGTGCTGTGCCGTGACTGCAATGCTGGCAAGGGAGCGCAGTACCAATGAACCTCCGCCCCTACCAACAACAACTGATCAACGACATCCGCCTGCAGTATCAGCTAGGGCATAAGTCAGTCCTAGCGGTGCTGCCCACAGGCGGCGGCAAGACGGTGTGCTTTAGCTACATCGCAGAGCAAGCCAGCCGCAAGGGCAACCGCGTGCTGGTGCTGGTGCACCGGCAAGAGCTGCTAGATCAAGCCAGCCGCGCTATGCCAATGCCGC